AAGTACGTAGTAAATTCTCAACATTGCCTGGTCCACAAGGTGGTAGTTCATTAAACGGGACTGACCTATTAACACGTGGTCAAGCAAAGTTAGATGCACTTGAACTTGAAATTACAAACAGTATGACTGGTGAAACTCCAATGTGGTTTGTCATAGGATAATTTGACAACAACCTTTAATTTTGTTATAAATTAAATTATGAAAATTATTGGTGTATGCGGTCTTATCGGTGGTGGCAAAGGAACCGTTGCAGATATATTAGTTGGTGAATTTGGCTTTGAAAAGTTAAGTTTTGCTGATAGTCTTAAAGACGTTGTTGCATCAGTGTTCAGTTGGTCTCGTCATTTACTTGAAGGCGATACAAAAGAAAGTCGTGAATGGCGTGAAACTGTTGATGATTGGTGGAGCGCACGACTTGCTATACCAAATTTAACACCACGATGGGTTTTACAATATTGGGGCACAGAAGTATGCCGTGTAGGTTTCCATGAAGAAATTTGGGTTGCAAGTCTTGAAAAAAAAATAAAAAGCATGGGAATCGGTTATGTTAATAAACCACATAATATTGTAATTCCTGATACTCGTTTTCCAAATGAAATACAAATGATTCGCAAACTTGGTGGTGAAGTATGGGGTGTTCGTCGTGGTGAAGACCCTGATTGGTTAGTAAATTTAGTAACAAAAGGTGAAGAACCTAACGATATTCACCCAAGTGAGTGGAGTTGGGTTACAGAAAATGTTGACACACTAATTGACAATAGTGGCACTATTGAAGATTTAAAGAGTAAAGTCAGCACATTATTGGATAATATCCGTATATAACTCTTTAAATGGCGGTTCTTTTAGGTCTATCCGCTAAATATTATCAACACCTATAAGGATAGACCAAATGGCAACACTAACATCTCCTGGCGTATCAGTAACAGTAATTGATCAAAGCAATTACGCTCCTACTGGTCCTGGCACAGTACCTTTCGTTCTTCTTGCTACTGCAACAGACAAAACAAGCACTGCTGGCGGTATAGCAAGTTACACAACTGAAGCAACAGTAAACACACTACAACTTATTTCAAGTCAAAAAGACCTTCTTACAAATTATGGTTTACCAATTTTCCCAACAGATGCAAGTGGAAATCGTTTATTTGGTAGCGAGACCGCAGAATACGGTCTTATGGCTGCACACAGCACACTTGGTGTTACTAATCAAGTTTATGTTCTTCGTGCAAATGTTGACCTTGCACAGTTAAGTGGCAGTAGTTCACGTCCTTATGCTGAACCAGCAGGCGGAACTCAATGGATGGATACCGCAACTACAAGTTATGGCGTATTTGAATGGGATTACACAAATGAAACATTCGTCCAAAAAAGCCCAACTGTAATAACAAGTTCAACACAGTTAACTGGTGGTGTTCCTTATAGTAATATTGGCACAGTTGGAAGTTATGCACTTAATGCTACAGATGTAAAGAATCCAATATATCGTAAGGCTTATGATAATTCTTGGAACCTTATTGGTAGCAATGCATGGGCAATTAAAACACCAACTCTTACTGGTAATGCACAAGCAAGTGCGTTAACTCTTGCAACAGCACTTGTAATAAATGGTAATACATTTACAATAGCAAACACAAGTGCGTCAAATCTTGCCGCAACTATTAATAGTGCTGGTTTGTCTGGTATTAATGCACAAGTTGTTAATGGTTACTTTAATTTGTTTGCAAACGCAAGTGCAAAGAGTGGTGGTGCTAATGCTGCAGCTGACGGTAAAATTACTATTAGTAATAGCAGTGGTAACCCACTTAATGCTCTTGGCTTAACACCAGGTACATACTGGAGTCCTGCACTTAGTTATGGTGCACACTACAGTGTTCCTGCATGGAAATCAACTGATGCGCAACCACATCCAACAGGTAGTATTTGGATGAAAACTACCGCTGTAAACGGTGGTGCAAACTTTAAGATTTATCGTTATAACAGTGCTACTATGGCGTTTGACACTATACCTGCACCAGTTTATGCAGATCGTAAAACTGCACTTTATAATCTTGATCCAACACTTGGTGGTTTAGGTATTGCAGCAGATACGCTATTTGTTGAATATGATGTTCTTGGTACAAACACAGGCACATATAAACTATTACAATGGAATGGTGGTGGAACTGCTACTGTTGTTACTGGTAGTGTTGCAAATCCAACATTTAGTGCTGGTAATAGCTTTACTATAAGAACAACAAGTCCTGGTAGTAGCAGCTGGAGTAGCGCATATACAATTACATTGAGTAGCACAAGTGCGGCAAGTTTTGTAAGTGATGTACTTGCGGCTAATGTTCCATATCTTACTGCATCATTAAGTGCAACTAATTACATTTCAATTAGTCATACAAGTGGTGGTGATATTGAATTTCACAACGTAAGTGGAACTCCAATTACTGCTGCTGGTATTACAACAAGTCTTGATAACGTATTTGATGATGAAAGTGATGGTTATCTTATTGGTAGTAATTGGTATCCTGCAAGTAATCTTTACCAACAAGCTACACAACCAGTTGTAGAACCTGATGACGGCACTTATTGGTATGCTTCAACTCCACTTGAAGTTGACATTATGATTAGTAATGGCACTAATTGGAGAGGTTATCAAAACGTAAGTAGTGATGCACGTGGATATAATCTTGCAAATACAGATCCACTTGGTCCAATTATTAGTGCAAGTCAACCTACAAAACAAACTGACAATTCAAGTCTTGTTTATGGTGACCTATGGGTAGATACAAGTGATCTTGAAAACTATCCAAAGATTTATCGTTGGCAGAGTGTAAGCGGCACCGCACAGTGGGTTCAAATTGATAACACTGATAATACAACTGAAAATGGTATCTTGTTTGCTGATGCACGTTGGGATACTTCCGGCACAGTAGATCCTGCTCTTGATGCAAAGCCAACAATTGTAAGTCTATTGACAAGCAATTATCTTGATTTAGATGCACCAAATCCACAACTATATCCACGTGGTATGTTGCTATTCAATACTCGTCGTAGCACTTATAATGTAAAACAATACAAGGCTAACAAGTTTACAAGTGCAAACTATCCATTAGGAACTATTCCTGCTGTTGCTGCTACTTGGCAAAGTGTAAGTGGTAGCAATACTGCTGGTGTTCCTTACATGGGTCGTAAGGCAGTTCGCAATGTTGTTGTAAATGCACTTAAGACAGCAGTTGATAATAATACAACAATACGTGAAGATCAAACTAACTTTAATCTTCTTGTATGTCCAGGATATCCAGAATTGACGACAAATCTAATTTCACTTAATAATGATCGTCGTAACACTGGATTTATCATTGCTGACACACCAATGGGTCTTACTGCTGATACTACAAGTGTAAGCAACTATGTTACTAACACAAGTGGTGTTGCAAGCACTGGTGAAGATGGTCTTGCTACGAGTGATAGTTATACTGCTGTGTTCTATCCAGGTGCAGGTTATACAAATGCACTTGATGGCAATGGTCAGATTGTTGTTCCTATTACACATGCAATCCTACGTATGATTATTAAGAGCGATCAAGCAAGTGCTCCATGGTTTGCACCAGCAGGTTCATTGCGTGGTAAAATTGACAATGTAATCAAGATTGGTTATGTTGACCGTGTAACTGGTAAGTTCTATAGTATTGGAACTAACCAAGGTCTACGTGATTTACTATATAGCAATAACGTAAATCCAGTTGCAGTGTTCCCAACAGAAGGTATTCTTAACTATGGTAACCATACTCGTCAGGCAACTGCTACTGCTCTTGACCGTATCAACGTTGCACGTCTAATCAACTATCTACGTTACAACCTTGAACGTATTGCTAAACCATTGGTATTTGAGCCAAACGACACTGTAACACGTAATACTGCTACAAACGCTGTATCAGCATTGCTAAACGATGTTAAAACTCAACGTGGTGTGTATGATTATCTTGTAGTTTGTGATACTACAAACAATACACCATCTACTATTGATCAAAATGAATTGCATATTGATATCGCAATTGAACCAACAAAGGCTGTAGAGTTCATCTATATACCTGTTCGTATCTTAAATACTGGTGCAATTGCTGGTACAAATGCAAACCAAGGTGGATTAAGTAATATTACTCCAAGTTTAACTTTGGGTGTATAATATTATACATTAAAATAAAAAAATACAAGAAGCCGCCTTTATAGGCGGCTTTTTTGTTTTATACCCCCCTTAAAAAGTATTCTAATTGTTATAAATACTTTTAATAGGAGATACAGATGGCAGTTGCATCATTACTCAACATGACGGTTCCTGTTGCTAGTAATAGTGACCAGAGTGCGGGCAATCAAGGCTTATTAATGCCTTTGCTAAAATACCGCTTTAGAGTTACATTCTTGAATTTTGGCGTCACAAACCCAACTACAGAACTTACAAAGCAAGTTATGGATTTTACACGTCCAAATGTAAACTTTAATCAAATTGAAATTCCAGTTTATAACAGCAGAATGTACCTACAAGGTCGTCCTGAGTGGCAACAGGTTACTGTTAACCTTCGTGATGATGCCAATGGCAGCGTGCGTGTTCTTGTTGGTGAGCAAATCCAAAAGCAATTTGATTTTGCTGAACAAACAAGTGCAGTTAGTGGTATTGATTATAAGTTTACTACACAATTTGAAGCACTTGATGGTGGCAATGGTCAAAACGGTCCAACTACACTTGAAACTTGGCAATTGTATGGTTGCTTCTTGGCAGAAGTAAATTATAACAACTTTGATTATAATAGCAATGATCCAGCAACTATTACATTGACCATTCGTTATGATAATGCACTTCAAATTCCAACTAGTAATGGAGTTGGTAAGGCTGTGACAAGAACCAGTGGGGCCAGTATTTCTGGCTAAGGATTTAGCCAATGGCTAGTTTATGGGGCTTTTTAAATAGTTTATTGGGCGGCGGTGATGTTCATGATTATGCACACGCCGCTCAAATTTTTAGAACTAGTAACTTTAGTCGTAGTCCAAAGTATAAATTTCTTTTTTATGTT